TAAATATAAAGAATGTCGTTAAAATATTCAAATCTATCATTCAATAGAAATCCAACACATAAGGTCGGTTCGGGTCTTATTAAAGAACCAGTTCCAAAGCCTTCTGATATTTTTGAAGGTTTTACAAATAGAAAAAAGAGTAATAAAAAGGATTATAAAAAAAAAGGAAAAAATAGACACAAAAAAGATTAATATTAGAGTTATTTTATAAAATGTTGTCCATTATTTAATCATCATCAATAAGACAATAATCGGGAAGTTTTTCTTCACTATTAAACAACTCTAAGTCTAAGCCTTGATTAATAGTATCACGGACTTTATCATCATATTCTTCAATATCGGGAATATCCTTTTCCCCGTTGTTTTGTCTAAACCATGCAAGACGCTTATGTTTAGTAATTTCTTCTTCAATTAGATAACAATAACTTTCCTTATCATATAAGATTTTTCCTTTTTTATTCTTTTCATCGGGTTTGCTTCTCATAACATTTCCATTCTCATCAAGTCTTTTAACATTCCGCCTCTTTACTCCGATACATTCTTCGGGAAGAATAGAGTTTGCAAGAAGATAAATAATGGATTGTGTTGTCTCTTTGAATGATTCTTCATTACATTCCTTAATATTTTCCGCGTCAATATTATTCGCCATAGCGTTCAACTGATAGATTTTCATTAAATCTTTCTTAGATAATTCCTTATCATCTGTTCCTCTAACACCTTTCTTATTCGGAGGATTCATTTCTAATTGTCTCTTATGATATTTAGATGAATTATCATGAAAAACCATTTCACGAACTTTATTGAATAAATCAATCTTGAAAGCACGATTTTTAATCTGTTCAACAGTAAAATCATTTAATCCACCTTTTCCATCTTCATCTCCAAGAATCTCTTTCTCAATATCCTCGGTTTTCTTACATAGATAATCAGTCAGATTAAAATGATATTCTGCTTTCCATGGCTCAACGAAAATCTCTGCATATTCTCTGATACAAGTCATCGGAAGTTTTAGAACTTCATTTAATTTTTGTGCTGATGTTGTAGTCGGGTCAAAGTTTTTAATCAATAACGCTTTATTTTCCTTTTTATCATCAAGATAAGTTGATTTTTTCCGTTGTTCTTGTTGATATTTATTACTAATAATAAAACCTCTTTCGCGGGCGAGATTGAGAAAATGAGCAAACTTATTTGTATTATGAGCGTCTTCATTATATAGAAATCTTGAATATAATTCTAAGAATTGCTGGAAGGTTGCATCACAAGACTTTTGATATTGTAGATGTTTAATTTCTTTATCAACCGATAGAAGATATTCCTCTGCTTCATCAACACTATCAAAAGAATATTCCCGAAGGGATTTCTTATTAAAATGAAAATATAGATGAGTAATATTTCTGCAACGGGCGATTTGTTGAACCATAGCCCGAGGCGAGATTGTATGTTCTTTGTAGAAACAATAAACGGGACGCTTCATGACGCTATCAATCCCGTAAATAATCTTCGGAGAATAAATAATTCTTTTATGTTCATCAAAACGGACATAATTATTTGTGATGGAAGTAATTAGAATCGTATCATTCATTCCCGCTTTTTTACATTTATTATAAATAATTTCTGCTTGTGTCTTACTATCACAACAACAAAGAAAACTTTCTTCTTTTGTAATCTGTTTCATGAAATCATTATAATCAACAATTTCCGAACCTTTAATCCCTTTGTTGTGTTTGTAAGTGTTTTGAATATAAACGGGAGTTTTTGTTGTATATTGTAGAAGTTTCAAAGAAATATCTGAAATATCTGCATCAGTTCCAATTAATCCCTTGCATTGGCTCATAATTTCTAATAACTGCTCAAAAACTCTGACGCGATACTTAGACAAAGTCGGAGACCGACATAAATATTCAACAAGAGAATTAAACTCATCAATATAAACATAATAATTTTCAAAAGCTCCATAATGAATCCCTTGACCAAGCATCCCGATTGAATCAACTTGAATCACAATATTTTCTCCTTGATATTCACCGTCAAGATATTCATAAAAGACACAATCTAATCCGTGCTCATTAAAGATTGTGTATTGTTCCTCACCGAGAGAAACACGGGAAACAAGAGAAACAAACCTTTTCCCTTCTAAGAAATGCTTTGTTGATGTTGTCTTTCCCGTTCCAGTATCAGACTTCGCGATGATACAATCCCGATTTTCCTCACAAAATCCATGTTCTTCAAAGAAATTATATCCGAGTTTATTTCTTTCAATAATGATATCGGGTTGAACTTTATTTTTTAATTCGGGTTTAAATGTGTTGTATGTTAGTAATTGATAAGCGGGTTTATATTCACTATCAACAAAAATCTTGAAGACACACTTTAAAACCTTGTGTGCAGTAATAGAATCCCAAATCTCATTATTCTTATCATAATCATAATGTTCTTCTGAATTACTTTGACTTATATCATCCCAAATATCAACAATATATTTCTTCATCTCAATTGACCCCGCCTTCGCCTCCCATAGAGTCTTCATACCCGTTGTGAATACGAGCCAATCAGAATAATTATTGAAATATTTTGAAGGAAGACCTTCACAGATTTTCATGAGTTCATCTTCGGGAATATTAAAATCATATTTAGTCAAGTCAAGTCCATCATATTCAGTCTCTTCCTTTTCAATATTATCCGTCTTAATTGTATTTGTTTTTTTTGGTGTTGCTTTCTGATTCTTGCATTTAACAATATTTTCTTTAATCCAGTTCATAATTTCATCTGAACATTCATTAATCGGAAGATTATTGATTTGTTTATAAGGTCTCATCTTTCCATCATAACACTTAATAAAAGAAAAAGGCGAAACAATAAATCCACCATCTCCACGAGTATCTGTCCGAAGTTCTTCGTTTGTATGAGATTTCATCGGACATTTTTCATCATATTTGTAATAAAAATGATAACCTTTATTGGCTGACTTAATTGTTAGAGTATCATATTCAAAATCGGGAAAAGCTTTGAAAAAAGGATGTTCCTCTTTGGAAAGATATTCCTTTGTTTCTTTACAATACATATCAATATCTAAAACAAAAAACCCCGCGTGTTTTCCCGTCGGAGTTCCATAATTAACAGATTGTTTCTTCCATGCATCAGTAATCCATAAATCCTTGCTCACATATTCACCGATTAGATTCCCCGTTTTATGTTTCTTATAAGCAGTAGAGGGGAACTTTGTCCGACCGATAAGAGGAAATTGTTCCATGATATAATTCTTATCATTATCCATATTTAATGACTTATATTTTTTGTTGGATTGGTGAATTGCTTTTTTATCCATAGTCTCTTTTCTATAATTTATTGCTTCCTTTTTAAGTATTTTATTTTCTATCATTTATATTTTAACCATAGAAAAAAATATTGAGAAAAATCGTTTAATTTTCCCGATAATATATTGTTCTATCAATCTCAACACAATTTTCTTTATCTTTTTCAAAATGAACTATATAACTCATTCCATACCAATCATGAACCTTTAACATTCTTAACTTATATAATCCATAACCAGCCTTATTCATATTTTCAATTCTTTTTGTTGTGAGATTTCCTTGTCCAATTAGTAAGGATATTACCCGAGGTTTTAGTGATATACATTTTGATAATACTTCATTTATCATACTATAAGGAGGATTAGAGCAGATAATATCAACCTCCATGTTAAAATCAAAAAAATCTTCACCTTCTAAGATTTCACTCCATACTTTATTATCATTTGGAAACTGATTGTAATAATTTCCGCTATTCTTAAAAGGGTCATACCATATATCATCGTCTTTATATTCAATCATATCAATATGTTTTTTCGCGAGAGTTAAAGGTGTAATAAATACATCATTCGCTTTATTTCTCTTTTTGATATTGTGTCCCGTTTTACTATTCATTATATTATAGAATATAAAAAAATAGACAAAAAAAATCATATTATTAGAGTTAAATCTTAAAGTTCTGTCCATTATTAAGAAAACCACCATCCACTCTGCAATTTCTTCAATTCTTCTTTATTCTTTTTATCATCTTCAATTCTTCTTTCTTCAATTCTTCGGACAATATTACAAATCTGACTTTGAATAACATGTATATTATGAATGTCCTTTTTTAGCTGATTCAATTCTGTTTGAATATAATGTAATTGAGTCTTAACAACATCAATCGGTTTATGACTAACAGAAGGATTATCATCAAAATTACTCATTCTTAATAATATATAGAAATATTTTTGAACAAATTAATTATCTAAAATATAATAATTTAATGAGTAATATGAGTGAAACTGCAAGTTATACATGGAACGCGAATGATTACAGTAATATAATAACAATCGGGGCGAGTGCCTTAGCCTCTGTTTTGTTAGTAATCTTTAAGTCCCGATGCAAGACTATTAATCTCTGTTGTGGATTAATTAATTGTATCAGAGACCCGAAAGATGATGATGATGATGAAAATAATGAAAATAATAATAATGATAATAATAATAATGCAAATCAGAATCTTCCTAATCTTAATAATGGCGAAAATATTATCCCGAATAATAATCCTTAATAAGTGTTTTTCTTTTTCATCTTCCCGACAACTAACATAATCTTTCTATCATCACCGCCTTTAATGACTTTAATCCGAAAGGTTCTTTCGTCAAAATGACTCGGGGGTTTTTGTCTGAATCTATAAAGATTCTTTGTTATATCAATTTTCTTCAATTTATATCCATTTTTTACAATCCATTCTTTCGCTTTTTTTTCAGATAAATATTTTCTTGATATAAGAACTGATTGAACATCCATGTTTAACATTACATTTATTTTATTTTTTTTTAATTTTTTATTAAGAAATTAAAATATATCATTAATTATAAATTAAATGTCTTATTGGAATAATGGAGAAGAGCCACCAGTCAAACAGACGCAGACTTCAATTCCCTCCGCGAATGGATTATCTTATTCGGGCGGTCAGAGAATAGATTTACATATCCCTTCCACAATTGAATTATTTTCGGGGAGAGATAGTTATCTTCAATTTAAAGTAAAAATCCTTCCCGTTGGTGGAGGCGGTGCAACCCGCCTTCAATTAGACCCGAAGCTCGGGGGTCAGAGTCTAATCAAAAATATTCGCATTTATGAAAACGGTGCTTCGGGAAAATTGTTAGAGGAGATTCAAGATTATAATTGTAAGGTTGGAGTTCAATATTCTTATGATGCGGATGATAGTCTTAAAGCCATGAGAGCCTTGAAAGAAGGTTGTCTGACTGATTGTCCCGATAACCGCGGAACTCTTGGAACTTCTATTTCAAACTTGGTAAATACTAAGTATAATCCATATTATAAACCAAAAACAATTGACCCCTCTCTTATCGGTGGTCAAGGTGGAGAGTTTGGTGCAGCTGATTTCTTAGAGGTTAAATGTTGTCTGCCCTTACATACGGGAATATTTGCAGATGCTCTTCAAGCGTTCCCGAACTTTCTTTTTGAAGGGGGTCTCCGTGTGGAGATAGATTTAGAAGAAGCCCCTCGTGTTGTGAAACAGTTGGACAGCGTCAATCGTCATCGTCGCGTTGCTCAGAATCCCGTCTTTTATGGTATTGACCAAAACGGAACGGATTGGACTAATAATAACGCCTTTACGCAAGAGATTTATTTAGATACTGATAATAATATTACTTCGGTTGGAAATTGTCCTTTTGTAGTTGGAGAACGCCTCGGCATCTGTGATATTACTGACCAAACCGCCGTTGCGAACTTTGAAGAGAATGCAGCTGGTAATGCTCCCGCGTATCCGACAATTGAACAGATAGACACAAATGCGGGTTATGTCCGTCTAACCCTTGACCAACCTTATCGCAATCCCGCGGGTTCTATTGATATCACAAGTGGAACGAACTTTGTTGTTTATTCAACTGTTATTGATAGTGATGTTGGTGTTGCTGGTCTTGGAGCTCGTGCTTCTTATAATGTTGAAGTTGAAGTTTCTGATGTTGAACTCGTTGTTCAGAGTTTAGAATTAGACCCTTCTGAAAAATCAAAGATGATGAGTGAATTAAGAGAAGGCGGTGCGATGGAGTTTGATTGTCTATCGGCTACGAACTACAAACATTCATTAAACTCGGGAAACAGACAAGCAACTATTAATCTTCCAATATCTAATACTCGGGCGAAGGCGATGATTATTGTTCCGACTGATTCCACATTTTACACCTCTGCACAGTTAGTCGGTTCAATTGGAACTTATGTTGAAGAACAAAAAGAAGGTGATAATGTGAATCTAATACATGATGTTATTCTGAACTCGGCTCAATCGGGATATGGTGGAATTATTGATAATCTGACTGAATATCAGTTTAATATAGATGATAAACTCACACCAAGTCGTCCCGTGGATGTTAGCAAGGCGATTCTTGGTCGCGGGGTTTCAGCTCAGCAGTTAAATGAACTTGATAAAGCTCTAAATGTTTCCCGTATTGTCCCGAGGTCTTTTGCGGATTTCAATCGTAATTTCGTCATCGGTCGGGCGTATGCTCTCGGCGATGGAGTTTCTAACTTGCAGAACAGAACCAATCAGATTCAATTATCTTACAATCAAACCGACCCGCCCGAAAAAGATAAAATGTTGAACTGCTTTGTCTTCCACCTCCGCCGTATAGTTGTCCGCAATAATAATGTTGATGTTCTACTCTAAATAATGGACAATATTTCAAGATATAACTCTAATATCATTCTTTTTTTTGTCTATTTTTTTTCATTCATTAAATTAATATATATTAATATAAAGATGACTTATAAACAAGATTACAACAGAAAATATGGATTTAAACCATTATCAAAATCTCATTCATTAAAAGATATAAGTAAGACAACGGGATATGAATTAAAAGGTTTGAAAGTAATATATAAGAAAGGTCAAGGTGCTTTTTTTTCTAATCCAAGCTCAGTCCGCCCTCATATTAAAGCTCTCGGAAAAGGTGGTGCTGACGCATGGGCGATGGCGAGAGTTTATGCATCAATCAATCCAAAATCAAAATCTTATAAAGTGGATAAGATTCATTTGAAGAAAAAGAAAAAATAATTTTTTATATTTGTAAATATTTAAAAAATAATATCTAATATATATATATAATGGAACAATTCAACGAAGAACAGATTAAACATATTCTCAATCAATATGCAAAGAAGCGAAACCGCGAGAAGAATTATTATCATGATAACAATAAAAATAATGAATCATTTCAAATGAAAAATCGGGAGAGAGCTAAGAAACATTATGAAAATAATAAGGAGAAAAAGAAAGAAAAATATGAAAATAATAAAGATTTTCTGAAAGCAAGACAATTATATTATTATTATAAGAAGAATGATAAACTTGATACATTCAAGGAAAAATATGAAGATAAATGTGAAATCCTCAGATTGAAGGGAATTAAGTTTTAAAGTTCTTTTTTTTTAACATCTTTTTTTATATATTATAATATAATAAATATTATAATCATGTCTTATGTGGATACTCAATTAATAGAATGTTCAAGAGCATCAAGCGAAGAAACAAAGGGGGATAACTTAAATAATCCCGCTATATTCACAAATAAACTCGGAGACGGAATCACTTTAAATGTGGGCGATGTTGTATCAGTTGAAAGAAGTTTTATTAATGGTCTCGGTTCGGGGAATGCAAAAACA